TGTTATAAATAAACATATTAAACAAGAATTAGGAGTCCAAAATGGATTGGAAGGAAATTATTGAAAGCAAGATTGAGCAAAAGGTTATGGCTAAATTAGAAGCCGAATCTGGCGACAAGGAAGAATATGAAAAGTTTTTCCAAGCTGCTTTGAAAAAGTTTGGAGTTGAATCTCCAGCAGAGCTCGACGATGAGAAGAAGAAAGAATTTTTTAATTACGTTGATGCAAACTGGAAAGGAGACAACGAAAAGGCAGAAGACCTCGATGAGACAGAAGCATCTGATACTCTCGAGACTGATGTAAAGAAAAAGAAATTAGCTGCCTCTAACTGCGGCGGTTAATTCTATTATATAATAGGAGTAAATTATGTTTTTGATTGATTGGATTAAAAAGCTTTTTGGTGTTGAAGACAAAGCTCCTGCTAAAGTACAACCTGTAAAAGCAAAAGCAGAACCTAAAAAGGCTGCTGTTGCTAAAGGTCCTAAAGTTACTAAAGCTGCGTTAGGTAAACTAACAAAAGCTGGACTTGAGGCTGAAGGTCGTAAGGCAGGAATTGAGTTGGACAAACGTAAAAAGAAAGCCGACTTAGTCGATGAACTATATAAAGTTCTAAAATAAAAATTTATTATTAACGTTAATAAAATAAAACAAGGAGATAACAATGGCACTATGGGGAAAAACAGACGCGGCAGCTTCCGTACCTAAGTGGCTCGAAGACAGTGCAGATAACACTAACAAGTCTCATGATAAAGACAACGCAGTATTCGTTGACTTAACAGAGGCAGGTGTTGCTGCTAACAGAGCTAAAGGTCTCAAAGGTCCTGGTTGGTGGTTATACCACACATCAAACGGACGTCATTATGCAGAATGCTTGGTACCTATGAAGGTATCTGCAGTTGATGCTGGTGACTTAGGTGTGACAGGAACTGGTGACGATACAGTTGTAGCTGACAGCTAATTCTAAATAGTTAGCCTTTTATTGTTATGAATTTGACAGAATCAACCTTTCTGCTATATGCGATGAAACACTATGACAATCCTCAGTGTACTGAGATGTCGGAGTTCGAAGAGGATATTAAAAGATTTCAATATCTTCGTAAACTCTTCAGTCGTTATAGGCAAGATTCTGAATTGAAAGAAAGGTTGATTTTGAACCATCTCATTGTAATATTCAATGTGTTTGGTCCAGGCGCAACGAACATGTTATTCATGAGGTTGCACGAATATCACGAGTATTTAAAACCATTCGTGGAGTATTTAAATTTTATGCCTGAGGTATTAGTATACGATGATATGATGATAAATTCAGATTCTATTAAAGGAGATGAACTTATCAAACTAAGGCTTAAGGAAATATAAATGGTAGATTTATTTTTAGCTTATTCTTTTATTAAGAGGTTGGTAAAACCTTTTAATAAGTGGCCTGCTTATAAGTTGGGAATCATTGATGAAAAAGGCAATATTCTCATTAAGCGTAAGGACTTTGGTAAGAATGAGCAAAAGAAAGCTTTTGGTGTGTTTGACCAAATGATATTAAATATCAAAAAGCTTTTAAGTAAACTACCTGGTGGTCAAACAAAACTGGCAAGTTATGCAGCAGCTCTTTGGTTAATTAAAGAGCAGCAAAGAATTGAAGCTACAAATTATTTAACAGAAGAATCTGTTGATGAAGATTTGGAATTGGCTTTAAAAAGATTCTTGGATGAATACGGCGCGGTTATTGCTGAAATAGCAAAACGCGAAATGGAAGAAGAACCTGTAAATAATGTAGGTGGTGGAAACATTGCCGGCCTAGGAGTAGGTCCTCAAGGTGAACCCGGCGTTTCTAAAAAGAATCAAAAGAAACACAAGAAACGTGTTCGTGATTTGATTGGCGCAATAATGGTTGATGAAGATGCGGTTGCACAAGCTCAGCTAAAAGCAAGGCAAGCAACTGAAGTCGAGTTAATGAAACAACGTCAAGAGAAAGAAAAAGAAAGAATTAAGTTAAAGCACGCTGCTGAAGCCGAAAGGCAAAAGAATCAAGACGAAGTCGAAAAAGAGCGTGAGAAACGTAAACAAGAACGCGATAAAGAGCGTGCTGCGGCAAAACAAGCTATGGGTTCAGCTGCAGGTTAAACGAAGGAAGGAAATATGAGATCTTTTAAACGTTGGGAAGAAACTTTAAACGAAGGTAAAGAGCTCCGGCACCACCTGGGCGATGGTCGCGAACTCGAACCCGTCGTAGAGGATCTTCTCGTACATATCGTCGGGCATGATCCAGACATGCGGATGGCGCAGCAGCACCTCGCCCAGCGCCTTCAGTTCGTCGGCTGAATAGGCCGCGCCCGACGGATTGCAG